CGTGCACGTCAGAGCTTCTTCCACCCGGCCGGATACGCGGCGGGACTCCACGTGTTCGCGTCGATCACCGACTCGTACACGGCGCCCTGGAACGTCACCCGATCACCCTTCTTGTAGGCATCAGAACTGCCGGTCGGCTGTCGCCACTGGTCGGGTTGCCCGCCCGTCACCTTCCGGACCGCCGTCCACAGTGCCGGAGTCTTATCCGGTGCCCACCCCTGCTGACTCGTGTGTGCCTGCACACACCGGTACGCGACCCCGTTCACGGTCACTACGTCACCGACCAAATACTTGCGACCGTCAGGGTCGAATCCGTCGAACAGTGCGACAAGCTGCGCCGCCTTCGCGTCCGACACTGTGGCCGTGTCCGCAAGGATCGGCGTCACAGCCAACCGCACACCGGCAGTCTGAGCGTCCAAGCGTTCCTTGATGCGAGCTATCCGGCGGTCGGTCACGGCTTGCCTCCGAGAGCGTCGAGGAGCTGGTCGACCAACGTCTGCTGGGCAGCAAGCTGGGCTTGCATGTCGGTGAGCGACGATTCGGACGGTTGCGGACCGGTGAACGCTGAATCCCACACCCACCCCGGAGGCGGCGACCCAGGATCGGTCCACACTGTCCCGTCAGGGGTACGCACCGTCGGCCCCCACCCGATCACCGCACCCGTCTGATCCCGTTGAACGAACATGACGCCTCCTCAGCTTCCCGCGACAGCCCAACCGGACGGGACGAGCGACGGGTTGTCCGTGGCGGTCCCCCAGTTGCCGGTGACGGTGATCGTTTGCGCTCCACCCGCGGGAGTCCCCAAGTTGGCGTAGATGTCGTTGAGGGCGGCCGCTGACAGGAGGCAGTTCGCGTAGGAGATCGCGTATCTGGTGCCGGACAATGCACCAGCCTGCAACGAAGAGCAGTTGTAGAACATGCTGGTGAAGTTCGTGCCTGCGGCTGTGTTGAACAACGGCACCGACTGCAACGAATAGCAGTTGTAGAACATGCTGGTGAAGCTGGTGCCTGCGGCTGTGTTGAACAACGGCACCGACTGCAACGAAGAGCAGTTGTAGAACATGCTGGAGAAGTCGGTCGCGTTCGCCAGGAACTCCGTTCCGACCATCGCCCGCAACCCAGTCAGCCCGCTGAAGAAATTGACAGCGGACGAAAGCGCCGAAACCCCGACCCACTCGAACCAGTTCAACATGCGGTACGACACGTTCGACAAGTTCCCAATCGTGAACGTCGAGATGAACGGGCCACCGACCCGCATGTCCAACACGCTCGTCGAATGCGCAACCGTCGGCGTGGAGTGCCGCTGGTTGAGGTCGACCGATGTGAGGTTCTGACCGGTCTGCGGGGTGATCGTCACTATCGCCTGCCGGTACCCGCGCGAAGTCAACGTCGACGCCGAGTAATCCGACCACAACAACTCCTTCTGCGCTTTCACACCCGACGCGTACGACACGTTCCCGGCGCCGTCACCCCAATCGACCTGATAGTTGCCCGAGCAGGTGAACGCCAAGAAGTTCGACGTGTTGAACACCGCGACGAGCATCACGATCTTCTGGTCGCCGGACACGACCGACGGCAACGACAGCCAGTCCGACGGGCGTACCCACGGCACCGTTCCGGTCTGCAGCGTGGAAGTCAACCCTTTGCGAGCGAACCCGTGACTCACGTCGTCTCCTCCCCGAACAGGGAGAACGACAAGTTGGCCGTCAATGCTCGGACCGTCACCACGTCGGTAGCGGCGAGGGTCACTCCGATCGTCGCTGCGAACGCGTCACAGCCGGGGATCTCGATCCCGTAGTAGATGTAGTGCTTGTCGGCGAGTGCCGCTCCGGCGGGCCGTACCGCCACCCGGAACGTAGCCGTGTCGCTGCCACGGTTAGCGACGACGAGCGTCGAGACCACCGTCGACGTAGCAGCAGGGACCGTATAGAGGTCCGTGTCGGTCACCGCTGCGGGTGCTGCCTGGCCGAGCACCTTACGAGTCGTTGCCATCACACACCTCGTTCTTGTAGATCGACAGGTCGCCCTCGCGGATGTTCGCGAACATGCCAGTCATGTCCGGGATCTTCGACGGGTCCAGTCGGGGCACCTCGTCCCACGTCCCGAACCACCGTTCTGTGATCTGGAACCTTGTTGCCATCACATGCCTCCCAAGAGAAACGAACGCGAGTAACCGGTATCCCCACCGGCAGGCGCCGCCCACGATCCGTCACCGCGCAGGAACGTCGTCGCGTCCGCCGTCCCAGACCCGAGCCGAGCGGTGCCGACAGTGCCGGACGTGATGTCTCCCCCGGCGTGAACGTGCGACACGGCAGCCTTCCCAGCCAGGTCCGACACGAGGCCCGTCACCGTCGACTGTGCCTGTGTCCCCGTATGGTTCCCTCTCGCCAACGGATCGACCGCCAACTTGGACAAGGCGATCGCCGCACCGGCACCGATGTCAGCGTCAACGATCGTCCCGTCAGTGATCTGCGCTGAAGTCACCGTCGACAGGGTGGCGAGCGTCCCGAGCCCCAGATTCGTGCGTGCCGTAGCTGCGTCGGTCACACCAGACAGGTCATCGACCAGCCCGGCAGCGTAGGAGCGGTCACCGTGCGGGTCCGTCGCGCCAGCGTGCGCCGACACAGCCGACGTCACCTCGGTGTCGCGGGCGATCGACGCCGGGATCGTCGAATCCGGCGCTGTGCCGGAGCCGTCGAGCTTCAGCCAGCCGTTCGCCGTGTTGTACCCGGAGCCGGACGCCAACGCCCCCACGTCAGCGGCGTCGAGCACCACGGCACCGGTCTCACCGTTCACCGAGTCGACCGCGCCGCCTCCGCCGCCGCTGGCAGAGATCGTGATCACCCCGTCGTCATCGACTTGGAGCGTGATGTTCGACCCAGCGATCAGCTTCCCGACCAGCCAGGCGTCGAGGCCGCCGATGGCTTCGACCGGATGCTGGTCGGGCTCATCTCGACCGAGCAGCGACCCGTGGGCGATGACGACGGGCCGACGACGCCCGGCTCCGAGGACGGGGCGTTCAGGCATTGTCGACCTCCACGTACACGACGTCTGTGTCGAGGAGCGTGCCGTCGACGGTGTACCGGTGGAGGACACGGACGACGTCGGGCCGGGTGCGGCGAGCGGTCCGGCGGCAATGGTCGCAGTTCAGCTCGACGACGTTGCCGTCTGCGGTCGGGCGCGGGTCGTCGACCTTGCCGAGCAGCCGCGACGGGTTCGCGGGGCAGCGCAGCTCCGTCACGATCACGGGTAAGCGACCTTCTCCAGCACGCCCGCCAGCTTCCCACACACGATCTCCCACGACAGCGACCCGCGGATGAGCCGGGCGGCGCGTCGGCCCTTCTCGGCGGTCTCGGCTCGGTTCTCCCACGCGTCGAGCATCGCCTTCTTCAGCTCGTCGACGTCGACCCGGAAGTCGAGGACGTCGTCGCGATGTGGGAACACCGGGCGGAGCGTCCCACCGAGCGCCCATCCCGAGTCCGGGTAGAGCCAGTTCTGGTGGCCGGACCAGTTCGTCGCGATGACGGGTCCGCCGGTCGACATGAACTCCATCGCGGGCTTGTTGTTGCCCTCCCCGCGGGACACCGACACGAGGACGTCGACGTCGGCGTACCAGTCCTTGACGCGCTGCGGCGACCAGGCCCGGTCGTGGATCGTCAGGTCGGGGTAGATGTCCATCATCGCCGGGTGGAGCCCGGGGCACGACGTTTTCAGCTCCAGGCGGGCGTCGAAGTCGGGGCGCTCCGCCTTCAGCTCGTTCCACGCCTGGATCAGCGTCATCGGGTCCTTGCGGCCGGCGAGCATGCCGATCATCCCGAACGTCATCCGCCGGTCGACGGGCCGGTCGACGAACTCGAAGGCGTTGACGTCCACCCCGCACGGCAGCACCTCGATCTCGACGTGCGGGTCGATGGCGTGGAAGGCGTCGACGTTCATCGGGCACGTCACGAGCATCAGGTCGAGACCGCGGTGATCGACCGAGCGGTGCTTCGACCACGACCACCAGCGGTCGACGTACTCCAGCTCGCACACGGCGCCGAGCCCGAGATGCTCCGGAGGTTCCTCGCGGATCGTGTAGTCGCCGAACCCGTGGCCCATCATGTCATCGTCGGTGAGCCGGGACGTCTCCCACATCGACCACCCGACGACCGGCGCGCCGAGGTGGACCAGCTCGTCGGGGTGGATGTCGAACGGCGGAGCGAACGACAAGACGACGTCGTAGCCTCCGGTCGGGTCCTTCTCCAACAGCCGGGTCAACTCGCGGGGCAAGCCGGGGATGATCTTCGTGGGCCACGGGACGACGTCGACACCGAGCCGGGACAGCCCGATGGCGATGTCGACGGCGTCGTTGCCGTACCCGCTGAAGCGGTCGAACTGGGTGGACAGGAACACTCGCATCGCGCCCCTCCTCGGGGGTCAGTGGATGGTCTGGATGGCGTAGTCGACCGAGATCGCCTCAGCCTCGTACGAGTCGCCGTCGCCGCCGGTCGGTCGCCCGGTCGCGAGCGCGCCGTCCCCGGTCGGGATCGGCTCGCTCCACCTCGTGCATCCGATCACGAGGAGCCCGGCGGTCGGATCGTCGTCGGGTCCTCCCCACCACTCCTGTCGGATGCCGTGGATGACCGGGTCGACGACCCGGTGCATGGCGAGCGCGTTGGCGCGACCGTTCGCCTTCGTCATCTGCCGCGAGGTGTTGCGGTCGTGGTCAGCCCAATACGTCAGGCGGACCAGCGGGTACTCCTGGGTGTTCCGCGAGCCCGGCGGATGCGACGTCCACCACCCGATCCGGGCGACGACGACGGCGCGGTGGCCGGTGCCGTCGAGGACTGCTTCGAGCCGGTCCTTGTAGACCCGCTCCGCGGTCGTGTACCCGACGAGCGCCGGGATCGCGAGGAGCCGTTTCCGAACAGCGACCTCTACCTCCATCCCGCGACCGTCCTGCTGAACCCGCGTTCCAACGCTCGGGGGAAGTCGGTCCGGGCGAACGCGAGGGTGAGGAAGGCGTGGTCGCCTCCTCGGCCGTGCTCGTAGATCGCGTACGGCGCCGGGTACTCGATCAGGAACGACAGCTCGTCCCCGTCGCCGTCGACGGTGATCGACGGGGGCGGCGCCTCGTACCGGGCATCGTCGAGGCCGTCGGAGCCGCCCTTGAGGAGCCCGGTCCGGACGTGGACGAAGCTCTGGGAGTCGGCGAACATCATCTCGGACTCGGCTTGCCACTCGGCGCGCATCTCGTCGGACGGCCCGCGGGACAGCTCGGTGAACCCTGCGATCCACGCGTCGAGCGCGTCGTCGGCGAACACGACCTCACCCCTCATCGTCGGCGTCCTCCACGGTGAGCAGCTCCAGCTCCAGCACCTCGCCGATCTGGATCGCGGACGTGACCCGGTACCGCGGTCCGAACGACGAGTGCGCGACAGCGGTCGACGTGATCGGGACGTCGCCGTCGTACAGGACCGTCGCCCGGCCGGGGGTGACGGAGATCCCAGCGAGAGAGTCGATCTCGGTCTGCTCGGCGAACGCGATCGCCTTCGCGACCGCGACCAGATCCCACTCGAAGACCGGGTCGCCGTCGCCGTCGTAGCCGGTCCGGCGCCGGACGAAGAACGACAGGTCGGGGAAGACGGCGAGCGGGTCGTCGATGCACGCCTCGGACACCTCGACGACCGCCGGGGCGTAGCCGGGATCGTCACGGAGGAGGCGGCGGACCATGACGGGAGCGTAGACGCGGCGACGCCCCCACCGGTGAAGGTGGGGGCGTCGTCCTCGTCGGCGTGGACCTACGAGTAGAGCTTGAACTGGACCAGGGAGTCCGCGCCGGGCATCGACGGGAAGGTCACACCAGCGGCCTTCACGTACTCCTCCGGCGGGTCCTCCTTGCCGTACGTCTTGGCGTAGACGCCCGGAGCCTGCGTCGACAGCGGCGTGCCGATCAGCTCCCGGGACTCGGCCGTCGGACCCCACAGCGTGGCGCCGAGCGCCGAGTGACCCGGCAGGACCGGACCACCACCGGGGACCAGGAAGCCCTTGTTCTGCGCCATCGGCCGCACGTCGGTGAGGGTGCCCGAAGCGCCCTCGGCCTGCACGGTCACGTCGTACGTGACGATCGGCGGCAGCTCGTAGAGCTGGAACGCTGTGTTCAGCTCCTCCCGGGTGAGGATCGCGGCCGGAGCCGACGAGCCTCGGATGAGCTGGCGGATCGCCGTGTTGTTGAGCAGCAGCCCGACCGTCTTCCGGGAGCACACGAACTCGACCGGGCGAGGCTTGCCCTCGCCCTGGATCTTGTCGCATGCGTACCCGAGGTCGAAGATCGGGTTGCTGTTGTTGAGGTCCGTCCACACCGTCGACACGTCCGACGCGATCGACGTCCCGGCCCCGTCCTGCTGGGTGACGAGGTCGATCTGGTGCGTGTCGTCGATGCCGTAGTCGAACTCGAAGATGACGCCGTCCTCCGAGTACACGATCTTGTCCTCGGTGAGCGCCTGCATCCGCAGCCACTCGACCCGAGCGAAGACCGCCTCGATCACCTCGGCGGTGAGGTTGTAGACGGAGTCGATCGCGTCCTGCTCGTCGGACGTGTTGGCCCGCGGCGTCAGGAACCGGATCAGCTCCTTCTCCCCGAAGCGGACCTTGCGCTTGATCGGGGGCAGCTCCCCGGAGACCTTCTCGCCGAGCGGCCGACGGCCGTGCAGCGGTGCCTCCGAGTCCCACCCGAGGATCGTCGCCATCACCGGACGACGCGACGTGCCGAGGATGTACTCGAACGCGAGGTCGTTGATGTTCAGGTTCGGCAGCCACCGGCTGCCGATGAACTCGTTGGGCTCGGGGATCGCTCGGACGAAGCCGAGGAACTCCGGACCCTGGAACTCATCCAGCTCCCACAACATGTTCAGCTCCTCCTACTGGAACACGATCCGACCGGCGAGGTCGGTTCGTGCGTCGCTGTCGAGTCCGGACACGCGGGAGACGAGCACCGATCCGTGGATCAGGAGACCACAGATCACGTCGCCGTCCCGCAGGTTGATGCTCTCCAGCAGGAACCCGGAGGCACCGCCTCCGGCGTCCGCGGCGAGAGCGTTCGAGTACGCCCGGTACTTGCCGGTCGAGTCGACCTTCGCCATCACGGTTCCTGCGTGCAGAACCTTGTCGCCGTTCGCGTCCGCGCCGACGGTCGAGGCGTCGACGGTGATGCCGCCGCGCTTCGCCATCTTGTGCTCGGAGGCGAGGAAGGCAGCCTCACCGGTCACGCCCTGTGACGTGGTCTTGAGGCCGGGGGTGAACCCACCGCTCATGCCGTCACTCCTTCTTCTCGGTCGTCGTCTGGGGACGCACTCGGGCTGCTCGCGCCGCGCCTGCCGCCATCCGGGACTTGGAGGACTTCCGGTCCTTGCCGCTCCCGGCTGCCTGCTTCTTCGGCGTCCGCAACGCCCCGGTCTTCCGGAGCGCCGCCTTCGTGCTCTTGCTCGTTCTCGTCTTGAGGCCCTTCATCCGAGTGGCGACGGCCTTGCCCGCTGCCTCTCCGACTTCGTCCTCGTCGCCGTCGCCACGGTGCTTCTCGATCTCCGCGGCCAGCAGATCGCGAGCGATCTCCCGGTCCTCGGTCGAGAGCCGTGGCATCTCGTCCCGGATGATCTCCATGCCCGCCAGCCGGGCGTCCCGAACCGAGAACTCCGGTTCGTCGTCGCGCTGGCTGCGGCGACTCCGACGCCCCTTGGGCTCATCGTCGTCCCCGCCGCGGTCGGCCTTCCGGTCGAGCCGCTTGACGAGCTTGTTGATCCGCCGGTCGGCGATGCTGTCGAACTTGTCCCCGAGCTTGTCGACGACCTTGGCGACGATCTCGTCGATCGCGGCGTCGACCTCGGGGTCGTCGTCGTCCTCGTCTTCCTCGTCGCCTTCGTCCTCGTCCTCATCGCCGTCATCGTCGCCTTCGGACTCTTCGTCCTCGGCGTCGTCGTCGACCTCGTCTTCCTCGTCGTCGTCGGGGTCTTCGTCGTCCCCGGCGCCGCCTCGGATGACGGGGGTGAGGCTCCCGTCCGACCACCGGTACACCCGGCGCCCGTCGACGATCTCCTCACCGATCAGGTCTGGCAGCTCGATCTGGTCCATGTTCAGGTCACCCCCGTGATGGTTCCGTCGCGCTGGCCCCGGTCGTCGGTTCCTGGGCGGACGGCCCCGTGTGGTTGCGATGCGGCGACATCATGACACGCGTCGTAGGACCGGTCAGCGATACTGGACGGCGTGACGTCTTACGTTGTGGTCGCGGGGTCCCCGCCGGGGACGGGATCCGACGTCGTCGAGGCGCTCGTCGTCTCACGCGGCGACGAGCTGACCGTCCTCGGGACGGGTCCTGTCGCCTCGGACCTCCGCGACGTCGCCGGGTGGCCCGGAGCGACGATCGAGTCGGTGACATCCGGGCTCGCGTACCACCTCGTCGACGGGCCCCACGTGTTCGACTCCGACGACCTCGACGCGCTCGCCGCGGTCTACGGGCTCAGACCTCGGTGAGGTCGATCTCCCCGGCGAGGAGGTCGATCAGGTGGTCCTCGAAGATCGCCGCGGCGGCAAGGCACACGTCGTCGTCGGTCGACGAGCCGAGCGCGTCGATCCACCGGAGGAGCCCGTCGGCGACGTCGTCAGCGCGGGTCGCCAGCTCCTCGACTCGGTCCTGCTCCGCGGTGGCGTAGCGCGCCAGGCCGAGCGGCGCGCCGGGTGACCGGATCCACCGGTCGAAGCTCTCGGTCTCCGCGAAGGCCGCGTCGTCGACGATGCCCGCGACCCGGTACGGCGCCCGGCGCCCGAGGACGGCGACGTGGGAGCCGCGGCGGTCGACCTGAGCGGTGAGCCAGTCGACGACGACGATGTCGGCGGCGTCGGCAGGGCGTAGGGACAGGTCGCCGATCTCGTCCGCGGCGGGGAGCGTCCCGACCCACGGGAGGCCGGTCGCGTCGGCGATGTGCTCGACGAGGATCGCGCCGGTATCGCCGGTCGGCGCCGGGAGGACTCGACCGCCGAGGACGCCGAGCCGGGAGCGGACCTCCGCGACGATCGCCGTGTGGAGGAGTGCCGGGCGGGAGGACGTCACGGGCGCAGCGTAGGCGACCGCTTCCGGTTCCGCGACTCGCGGTGAGGGGCTCCTACTCCGGGGCACCGCGGGTTGCGGCGCTCCGATCCCGACCCTACTTGCGGAGGTTCCAGCGGGTGCCGCCGCTGTCGGTGAACCACCACGAGTCGGTGCCCGACGCGTAGATGCTGAACCGCTCGGGGTGCGCGCGCATGTACGGCAGGCGCAACTCGACGGGCAGGTCGTCGAGGTCGAGGTCGGGATCGTCGACGAAGTCCTCGGGCAGCTCGTCGACGCCGAGCGGGTCACGGTCGTCAGGCGAGCCGGGGATCCGTCCACCGATCTCGCCGTCCGGACCGATCCGACGTTCCTCCTCCGGGCGCGCCTTCAACTCGGCGTTCGCCGCGTCGCGGTGCGGTTGGATCATGCCGGGCGCCCACGGGATCACGAGCGACCGGCAACCCCAGTGGAACGGTGGTCGTTGGAACTCCCCGGCGATCGTGTCGAAGGGGTCGTCGATGTCGCGGATCTGACCGGCGGCGTGGAGGCACACGATCGTCGTGTTCGAGTCGATGTGCGCGAGTACCTGCTTCCGGATCGGGTCGCCGTCGTGACCGCGTCGGCGCGCCTCTGTGTTGAAGGTTCCGAGCCCGGCCTGCGTCACGTCGTTCGTCGCGCCGACCGACTGGGCTCGGGCCGCGGAGCGAAGCTGCGCCGCGGGGCGCCGGACGACACCGCGGCCACCGGTCCGGACCGGTCGGTCCGAGGTGAGCTGACGAACGAGGTCGTCGCGGTCGCCGTTCCCGCCGGTGTCCCACTGGGTGGCGACGGTGTCGATGTCGGCGAGGGACCGGGCGACGATGTGGTCGACGGCGTCGTCGAACGCTGAGCGGGCCGCGGTGACAGCGTCCTCGACGGCGACCGAACCGAGCGCGACCGCGGCGGTCCCGGCGTACCGGCCCGACATCGTCGCTTCGACCGCGGCGAGCTGAGCCGCGAGCGCCTCGGACGCCGACGTCGTCGACCGGCCGAACAGGCGAGCAGCGACCAGCGCGGCGGAGAACCCGGCAGCAGCGACCAGCGCGGCGACCTCGTCCCACACGGGAGCCGAAGGTGCGACCGTCGGGGCCGCGGCGAGGAGCGCGGCGATCGTCTCGGCGATCTCGGCGTACGTGGAGTCGATCTCCGCGAACGCCTCGGCCTCGTAGTCGAGGGTCGTGTCGGAGAGCTGCTCAGCGGACGCCGAGACCTCAGCCCCGGCGGAACGCCTTGCGCGTGGCGCCACGAAGGCGGGCAGCGGCGGCGGGCCGGAACCGGTAGGTGCGGGCGATGTCGGCGCGCTCGTTCTCCAGCTGCTCGCCGTACGGGCGACCATCCTGGACGCCGCGAGGCTCGGGCCCGTCGAGGGTGCCGTAGCCCTTCAGGTGGCCGTCGACGTCGGTGACGGGGACGTTCTGCGGCGTGGTCGTCATCGGGGCCTCCTCAGGTCTCGGGGGTGACGCTACCAGGCTGCGTCGAGGTGACGGTGCGACCGGCCTGCGTCGCGAACCGGCCGGACTCGCCACCGGACGCGGCCTGCTGGTCGGACAGCTCCTTCTCGATCTTCGCGATGTCCTCGTCGTCGTAGCCGCGCTTGCGGAGCGCCTCGCGGCGGGAGATGAGCCCGGCCTGGTAGTCGTCGCGGATCTGGACGTCGTCGACGATGTAGCCGGTGCCCAGACGGATCTCGATCTCGGTGTCGGGGAAGCGGCCCTCGTCGGGGTCGACCTCCTCGCCCTGCGCGTCGGTGAGGCGGATCGCCCACTCGGGGATAGCGCCGCCGTCGGCCGCTGTGTGGTTCTCGTCGGGCTCGGCGATGTCGAAGTCGTCGTCGACAGGCTCGGACTCGTCGACGAGCGCGTCGTACAGGTCGAGGGTCTTCGAAAACAGGACGCGGAGATCGCCACGGAACCGGGACCGGATCCGCTCGAACGTGCCCTCGGTCTTCCGGTTGAGGATCTCCAACGCGTAGCCCGAGACCGCGCCGAGACCTTGGATCGTGTCGGGCTCGACGCGCGTCAAGCCGAACGTGTTGTAGATCTGCTCGGCGAGGACGGCGCGCTGGTGCTCGATCAGGTCGGGCTCGGTCGGGAGCTTGATCGCCTCGACGCTCGTGCCGCCGGGGAACGTGAGGACGTCGCCGACGTCGGTCGACAAGATCCCATCACGCTCCAACTTCAGGTTGGCCGCGTCACCGACGACGACGATGTTGCCCGAGCTGTTGTACCGGGTGATGAGCCAACCGGACTGCTCCGCGGCGTTGTACCGGTCGGCCGCGGCCATCGACTGGTCCGAGATCGCCGACCCACCCCGCGACGCCCGCAGGCCCTTCGTCCGCGCTCGGAGAAGGCCCCACGGCATGAACGGGTAGCCGGTCCACACGTCGAGCATCGGGTCGTCACGCTCGCGGTCCTGGTCATCCCACCACACCCGCTTGCGGCACTCGCGCCAGACGCGCTCGAAGTCGACCGAGACCCTCGTCTCGACCGTGTAGACGGTCTCCTGGACGACCTGCTTCTCCCCGCCGTGCTCGTCGTCCACCCAGATGACCTCGGTGACGCCGACCTCGCCCATCGTGTCGCGGTCGATCCAGTCGATCCGGACGGCCTCGGCCTCCCACAAGTCGTAGAAGACCGACTGCTCGGTGTCGTCCCATCGGAGCTGGACCGGGACGTCCCCGGCGATGAGCGCATCGGCGAGCACCTCGGTCACGGTGACGTCGTCGGCGTCGCCGGACCCGGAGAGCTGGGAGGAGAGCTGGAGCGCGTTGTCGATCACGTCCTGCACGGCGGGCGCCGTCGCGGCGACCTCGAACGAGTCGCCGAGCTGGGAGGCGATGAACCAGACGGACTCCTCGATCTGCGTCGAGTAGGCGTGTTTCCGCTTGTGCTCGGGGAGCCGGTCGCGCCACGGGTCGAGCCCGGCGTCGGTCAGCGCCTTCAAATTCTCGTCGTCGTACTGCTCACCGGCGACGTACTTGCGGCGCTTCGCGATCTCGAAGATCCGCCACTGCTCGGCCTCGACCTTGTCGGAGTCGCGCTGACCGGGTCGAGACGTGGGAGCCAGGACGATCCGGAGCTTCTCACCAAGGCGCATCGGGACAAGCGGCATGGCGTGAGCGTAGACGCGGGACGACCCACCGCCGGGGGAAGCGGTAGGTCGTCAGCGAGGTTGCCCCTTCGCGGGCTCGACTCTACCGGCGGGCGCGGATCGGCGGCATCTCGCTCGCGGGGGCGGTCACGACCCCTCCTTGATCGCGGCGGCGAGGAGCGTGAGGAACGCGGCGTACACCTCAGCGGTGTGGCCGTGGTCGGTGAGCCGGGCGTAGCCCTCGATCTGCTCGGGGAGCGTCTTGCGGGGCTGCCACACGATCGCGGCGCCGGGGAGGTTGAGCGGGACGACGATCAACGCGCCGTCGACCTCGTCGTGAGTCGACGTGAACCACGGCATCGACCCGGCCCGCAGCTCGGAGCGGGGCCGGACGACGAGGAGCTGGTACTGGGTCGCGTCGCCGGGAGCGAACGCGACCTGCGCGGAGTCGCTGACGCGGAGGACCGCGGCGGTCTGCTGGGCAGCGACGTAGATCGGGGCGACGTCGAGGTCGGCGCGCAAGCCGAGCGCCTCGGCGGTCAGCTCGTCAGCCATCACTCGCCTCCGATCAACGCTGCGACCTCGTCGGCGGTCAGCTCGACGCCGAAGGGGTGGTCGTAGGTCCACGGGTCGCCGATCAGGTCGCCGTTCGGGTGACGGCGCTCCGGGCCGAGGACGTCGGCCGTGACCCGGCCCCCGTCGAGCGGCACGAAGAACTGGATCGGGCTGCCCGGGGCGAACGGGTCGGCCTCCGAGGTGGCGACGTCGGCGAAGTCGCCGGTCTGGTGCCGGGTCAGCGCGCCTCGGCCGTGGGCGACGACGGCCTCCCACGCTGCGGGGACGTCGTCGAGGGTTGCGGTCTTCTCGGGCATGGCAGGGTCTCCTTCGGTTGGTCTGCCAGGACACCCAACCCTACGTCACCCCCACCGCTTACGTCAATAGTTAGATGTGGGCGCCGCGGTCGTGGGCGCCGGAGGTCTGGGTGACCTTGGCGAAGCGCGAGCCGTCAAGGAGCCGGTTCATCGCCCACGACAGGTGCCACCAGGCCATGACGGTGTCGTCGTGCTCGCCGACACCTTCGAGCTTGCCGTCGTTCCACCCGAAGGCCTCAGCCTCGGACAGGAACACCTCGACGTTCTCGTGGTGGAAGGTGCCGCGCTGGTACGGGACCTGCCACCGTCTCGACTCCAGCTCCATGATGAGCGACGGGACACCCTCGGACAGCGACCGCTTCGACGCCTTCCCGTCCGACCCTCCGGCCGAGTGGCGGACGACAGGCACCGCGGTCGTCTCGCCGACGTACTGGCCCCACACGAGCTGCGCGGCGTCCGACTCGATCACCACGATGTCGTCGCGGTACTTCGCCCACTCGGCCTCGATCAACTGGACCTGCTGGGCGAACGAGAGCTTCTGCACGCGGAGGACGTCGAGGATCCGACGCTTGCCGGACTCGCGGTCGAGGACCGCCGTCATCTTCACCATCCAGTCCCCGCCGGTCTTCTCGGACCAGGCGATGTCCCACGCGGAGGCGACGGCGAAACGGTCCTCGATGCCGTACGTCTTGGCGAAGTGGGGGACCAGCTCCGACCCGCGGAGCAGGCCGGGCTCGAACAGCTCGCGGGGGAACAGCGACGACTCCGACGAGCGGGGCACGGTGAGGATCTCCCGGTCGTAGATGAACGGGCCCTTCGACTTGCGCGACGCGTTGAGGCAGCGGGCCATCTCCGGGCACGTGTCGCACGGCAGGTTCCACTTGACGACCGACCGCAGCTCGGGCGCCGCGGCCTCGACCTCGTCGATGCACTCGGTCAGCGCGATCGCAGGCCACCGCTCCGGCCACAGGGCGGTCCTCGTGTTCGTCGATGCGACAGCCGTGCTCATCGGCGACATCGTAGGACGTTGGACGCGGATCGGCCCCCGTCCTGGGGGGCGGGGGCCGATCCTTCCTGGGGCGGGGCGCCGACACCGCGGCGCCCCCTTCATGGTAAGCGGTGCGCCCTGACGGGCGGCGGATGATCAGACGTCGGCGGGAACCGGGGGCTCCGCGGGGCCGTCCTCGGGCGTGTCGGGCTCGGCCGGGGTCTCCAGCTCCGCGGGGCCGTCCTCGGGCGTGTCGGGCTCGGCCGGGGTCTCCAGCTCCGCGGGCACCTCGGGGACCGGCTCGGTCGGCGGGCCCGTGTCCGGGGTCGGCTCCTCGGGGACGGGGTCCGGGGTCGGAGCCGGGTCGGCCGGGGTGCCCGCAGCGACGGCCGCACCGAGCGTCGCGTTCGACGCACGGATGTCGTCGACGAGCGCCTGGATCGCGGCGGGGTCGCCCTTGAGCGACTCGACCTCGTCGAGGAGCGTGTTGAGGAGCTGGATGGCGGACTGGTCGACTGCGGTGTTCTCGGCGACTGCGGCACGCAGTTCGGTGAGATCGAGGGACATGCGGGTGAGCCTTTCGGATAGGGATTCGACTGCGTCGGCGAGCCTACCCGCGTCGACGCCGTCGTGATGGTGATCGTGCTGGTGGATGTGGATCTCGTTGATGATCTCGGGCATGCGGGTTACCTCCGGGCTCTGCGGGACGGGCGGCGCTTGCACACCGGCCGGGTGGTGACGCCCTTGATCGTCCCCTTGCAGGCGGCGCCATAGAAGACGTTCTCAGCCCGGGGCCCGTACCGTTTCCTCATTGCTCGCAGGATCTTCCGGCCCTTGGGGGTGAGCGCCATCCGTCCTCCCGAGGTTGTTGGCGAACTGGCCATCGCGAGCACGGTAGTGCTCAACGCTGTGACAGGTCGGGCACAGCAGCTCCAGGTTCACCATCTCGTTGTTCTTCCTGTTGCGGTCTCGATGGTGCAGCTCCAGCACCTCGGGAACGTCGGCATACCCACATCGCTGACACCTGCCGATGGAGCGCACCATCTCGATCTTGCGGGCCTTGGTGTGTTCGCCCTTCGCCCGTCCGTGGGCGATCCGACTCCGCATGATGTTGCGGCAGATGACACCGCAGTACCGCTGCCGACCCGAGGATGCGAGGAACGGCTGATCGCACTCAGGGCACACGCGACGGCGGGCGTCCTTCATGTCGGCCAACCGGCAGTCGTTAGAGCAGTAGCGCCGGTCGGTGTCGCTGCCGACGCACGAGAACTCCGTCTCACATCGAGAGCAGGTCTTCAGAACACGAGGTAGGTGTACTCCCTTCGGCACGGGAGAAAGTCTACCGCTGACAGATGCTCTACTCGATGAAATCGGCCGGCGCGGTGGGACTCTTCCACGGCTCCTTGCGGATCGAGAAGCGGAGCGTGATCTCGGCCTCGTCATCGACGTAGGTGTGCTCGATCTCGATCTCGGCGACCTTGCCGTCGGCGACCTCGGTGATCGCGGCGTAGAGCGCCTCGGCGAACTCCATCAGGCGTCCCGCCAGACGCCGTCGGTGACGAAGCCGTGGATCTGGCAGTCGGGGCAGAGGATCGACGGCGTCACGGTCGGGATCCCGTCGGCGAGGGTCAGCGTGTGGCCTCCCTCGGCGAGCTGGAGGAGCGGGTCGACGATGTGGGTCTCGCCGTCGGGCCATCGGTCTCCGCCGACGATGTGGACCCACTCGACCTCGCGCTCCACGTTGTACGTCCTCTCGCTGCGCTTCTATGTCCGTCCTACGCGGGATCGTCGCGATTCCTCGCGGGTGATCCCGAGGTTCACCCGACGTCGGTGTCGCCCGCGTCCCAGGCGTGCTGGACGTTGCGGCG